CCATTCCTCAAATGAGATTTTAGATGGTTGAATAACTCCATAGTGTTTTCCCTCAAAGGTATAGGTGAGGTTTAGTGGTAGGTCAGAATCAAGACCAGCCCAATCACCTCGTAAGGATTGAGCTACGAACTTCACATCAGCAAATCCTGCTTGTTGTATTTCCTCTCTTGGAATATCCGTGAATAGGGAAATAATATCCACATCGGATATATTGGGATTATCCATAATGGTTTGATACTGACTAATAGTCAGGGGTTTTATGTCGTAATCAGTTCCGTCAAATACTACTTTCATCTTTATAGTTTTCTAATAAATGTTTTATAAATCCAGCCATTTTCATTCCTTTTTTACTGGCTGCTATTTTTAGTTTGTTGTGGGTTGCTCCCTTGAGAATGATTTGTTTATAATCGTAATCATATTCTCTTCCGTTTCTTTTCATTTTCATACGAACGAATATCTTGTTTTTGGTTTATCTACGAACTCCATCACCACATAACGAAGGGGGTCTAATAAGTGGTCTTTACCCTGTGGTATATTCGTTAGACGACCTTGTCTGTCTCTCTTGAACTTATAGCTCACGAACTCACTAATAAGGTTTTTAGATTTTTCATTTATGAATATCTTGAATGTCCTCATCTTTTGGATTCCGTAGAGAACTGACCCGTCCCCCTTCTTTACTCCCCTTACACGGAATCCTCCCCTACGGAGTTCTTCAATAGATTTGGGTTCTGATGAATCACAGACGACCTCATAGTTTTTATCTATACCCAACTCCCTCAATCTAAACATCAGGTCTTGGTTTGTAAGTCCTACTTCGTATAACATCTCGGTTGCGTATAACTTACCTTCTGAATCAACATCAACCCTCACCACACCACACTCATCAGATGCATATCCAAAATCAACACCTATGTAGGTTGCTTTGATATTCTCTGGTGTCCCTGTGTATATCTGTGGTTGTTGATAAATCTTCTCACGAGGGGGAACTAACTTACCCTCCGAGTAGATTTGCCATAGTTCATAATCTATCTCCTTTAGTTCTTGGATTGAACGGATAATCTCGTCCGCAAGGAATGGGTTGTCCCTCCAACTTGAAACATACAGAATGGAGTTCTCCTTTTTCTCATAGTCAAATCCCCACCAAAGTTCATCTACTTCAGGATTATAACAAGAGATTATAAACCTCTCACATCTGATGTCTAACTGAACGAATGAGTTTCTGTCTATCGTATTGACCTCATCAATCATTACGATTGTGTGTTTCAATCCACGAAGCCTGCCTGTCGTATCGTCCAAACCTACGAACCTTATGATTGACCCATTCTGAAATGTGTAGGTCATATCTACCTTGTTGAGAATACCATCGTCCCATATACCCATTTGACCCATTATATCCTTGAAATCCACGAGGATTGTGTTCTTGATGGATACTTGTGTGGAACGAGCGATTGTGATGGATATATGAGGATTTGTGATTGCTTCAATAATCAGATACTGAAGTGCTGAAATCGTTTTACTTGAACGAGAACTACCACGAAGAAAAATGTATCTATTACCCTCACTTACCCCCTCACTAATATCTTGGAATATTTTAGTTGCTTGTATATTCATAACCTCTCCAACATTTTATCAAACCATAGGTCTAAATCGTAGTATCGTGAGTTAGAACCTTTATCACCATAACCACTCTTCGTTCTATTAGGCATAATTAGAGCGTCTATTTGGTATTTTTTATCATAAAATGTAGGGGGACAATAAGCACTACCACCATCTAAATTACCATCGTTCAACATATCATCACAGACAAGTAAGTTGGGGGTAAATCTACCTTGAGGGTTTGTTTCATAATCAGGACTACCATTTCCCCCACTTTGATATTCTGTCTCAAAAATATTACAGGTTCGTTTTCCTGCGTGTGTTGTGTCGTTTCCAACAAATGGTATTCTACAATCGTCTAACCACATTACCCCCTTACTATATCTCATTTCTTAAAAAACTTGATAAGTTCATCTCTGTCTATCTCACATCTTTCTTGTGCTATGTCCATATACTCTTGTTCTCTTTCAATACCAACGAAACTACGACCCATCAGTTTTGATGCTATACCCGTTGTCCCTGAACCCAAGAACGGGTCAATAACCCAATCACCTTCCCTTGTAAATAAGGTGATGATATACGACATTAGTTTTACTGGTTTTGTGGTGGGGTGGTTATTTTTACTTAAAGGGTGTTTCCATTCTGGTATTTCACATTTACAAATATTACCATCACCGCTCATTTCCCATTTATCACAATTATTACATCTTTTATCCATATTAGTAATTGCTCTTGGTTTTTCTTCACCACTCAATCCAAAATCCTTTTCCTTCTTTGCTGGTTTTGGAACTTGAATAAATGGATAAGTCATTTTGATATTATCAGGTAATGCCTCAAAGTTTAGGACATTATCTATGTAGGACTTTGACCCGTGTGGTTTCATACCGATAATGATATGTTCCACCGCTGGTTTGGGTTGGAAACCTAATTTGCTGCCTTCATACTTTTTAGCCAGTGCTGTTGATGGTTCTGTAATCTTTTTTGTATCCCCGTGTCTTTCTTGTGATGAACCAATACCAAAAGTCATAGGTATTTCATCTACAATATTTGTTTTATCTAAATCAAACATAAAATCAAATCTATTATCCAATCCAAGATATTCTTTTATTTTACCATAATCTTCTGATGTTGGAACATTTAATCCTGCGGGTCTTCCTTCAAACCAACTATACCTTGTTGAACCATCAAATAAATCTTTGTCTATCTTGGTAATGCCAATACCTTTTTCAGTTCTAACTTGTTTAATATATTCACCAAGTTTAAGAGCATCAACATATTTGTCTCCACCTCTTTTATCAATCATCTTACTTGTGTCTGATGCTTTTGGAAACCCTGTATGGTAAGTCCATAGGATAGGACTAAACGACATATCAAACCCCGCATCTTCCAAGTCCTTTATCATACGATACAAGACATCACTCCTTGGAGAGGACATAACTGCGATGAATGAACCAGGTTTTAATACCCTATAACACTCCGTCCATATTTCTTTATCAGGTAATACCTTATCCCAACTCTTTCCCATAAACTCTATCCCGTATGGTGGGTCGGTTGCTAATAGGTCAATAGACCCGTCTGTTATTGTTTTTAAGACATCTTTGCTGTCTCCAAGTAATAAGTGTTGTTCTATCATATTATTTTTCTTTATCCTCGTCTATAACTTTTGGGGGGATTATATCTACTATGATTTTATTATCAGAGATTTTTTCACCACCACTTGTAATATCCACTTTTTGTTCTGATGGTCTCCAATCACTACGATAAACATTTTCCATATAGTATTTCCAAAACTGCGAATTCAGATTCTTTGATTTCCCGTCCTCAAATGCTTCAATCCCCCTATCTATCCACCACTGCTGCGAAAGTTCAAGAGACAGCTTTATAGTGTCCAAAAACTCGGGGTCTCTATCCATTAGTTTATACATCGTATCCCTTGAGATTTTCAAGTAGTTTGCAAAGTGAAGTTTGTTTCTCCCCCTACTTCCGAGTTCTATAATATCCTGTTTCCAAGACGAGGGAACTTTACCACGATGAACTAACGCTTGTAGTGTAGTGTATTTTGGTCTCCCTCCTTTATTCTTTTCTTCCATACTTTATAAATATAGTTTATAGGTGAAAAAAATAACCCCCACTTTTTAGGGTGAGGGATTTGTTTATTCTTTGTTGAGTAGTTTTTTTACTCTCTCTATGGATTCAAGACACTCACGGGTAAGGTCATCAACTTCAGGGAAGTATTCGTCATAGAACTCTGATTCTAATCCTTTATCCACGATGAACTCTCTCATCTTATAATGTAGTGTCTTATGGAAGTCGTGTCTGATTTTTAGTTCGTCCATTTCTTGTTTTGGAATCATTTTGTAAAGTCCTTCTTTCATATCATATTTTTTTTAGTTTTTATTTTCAATATCAAGTATAATGTTTTCCAACTCTTCTCGTAATGTGGTTCTCTGACTTGGATAGACAGGTAGGGTCATTTCGTGTATTTCGTCTGTGTGTATCATAGTATTTCCTTACCCTTTTGTTTTCCTTTTAGGTATTCATCTACTTTTTCTAATCGGTCTCCAAGTTCTTTGGAATATCCATTTTCTACATATTCCTCTACCACTCGTGAAATACCACAGAGGTCTTTGAGTTCAAGACAATACCCACAGGTATTACTCCATTCTAATACCAACTTGAGAGTTGATTGTGCTACTATTTGTTGTTCTTTTGTTCGTGCCATTTTGTTTGAGTTATTTATTATTTTCTTTAGGTGTCTTGAAACCTGCGTTGATTGCTGCTTGGTTCAATCTCTTTACTAATCTTTGTTGTTGTTCGTTCAATTGCTTGAGTTCTTTTTTAGTCATTTTGTTTCGTGTTATTTAGTTATACATCAAATATAGGTATAGTTTGTGTTTCGTCAAGTCCCCATAGGGACTTTTTTTATAATAGGGTGGAAAATATTTTCACACCCACTCACAAACTAAAACAACTTACGGATAAGTTTTCCCAAAATCTCTGTTAGGGTAAGTTCTCTATCCACAGACACATAGACCTTTTGTATTTCTTTCTGAACTGGTTTCTTATCCATCTCTATTTCTATCTTGGAAACGAAACTACGACTATTGGGATTCCATCTCTTACCACTTCTGATGAGGTTGATATGTTCCCTTGAAACATTATACATAATAGCAATCTCCCTGTCCTTTAGGGTAGTGTTCTCAAATAAAGTTTTGATTTGAGAGACCTGTTGTTCGTCTAACTTATACGCCCCCACCATCACTATCAAATGTTTCTATTGGTCTTTTTTTTGAGTCCTCACAATCACAATCTGTGGTCTCAAAGTCATACGCCTCGTATAGACCAACTAAACGGGTCATACCGACCTCAAACTGATAATCTCCCCATAGGTCTTGGAATATATCATTCGCTCCTTCACCTTTATCTATTCTTTCTTGAAATACAGCCCACGCCTCATCGTTGAGTGTGGTGGTGAGTTCTGTATTCCCGATGGGTTGTGCCCAAAATCTAATCTGTTTCATATTATCGTTTTTATAGTATAAATATATCAAATCTATAAAAAAGATAAAGGGGGGGACTTTTTACTTCTCCCCCCCTTCCATATAAACCCCCTCTAAATGCCAGTAAAGTCGGGGGTCAAAGAGCCTTCGCTCTGTTATACATTTCCAATCTCTCGGAAGGACTATTTGGATATTCACCGAGTTTCTGTTGAATGAATATATCTATCAAACCCAACTCACTATTTGCCAGACGAGTCCAACCTCCACTTTGTATTCTTTTTTCTACCCTCTGTAATGGGGTCATCTTACAACTACACATTCTATTTTACTTTTTTTATTTCTTCTATTCTTCTTCTTAAACCCCACATAAGTTCTTCGTAGTAATAACACATCTCGTAGTTTTCATTCAGTTTCTCTGTCGTTAGATTTAGGTCTATTGTCGTCATAACCTGATTAAATGTCTTGATGAAGCTTTGTGAGTTTTTATAAGATAATAATAATATTTGTTCTATCAACACATCAACTCCCATTTCTATTGCCTTTTTCCTTTGTTCTATTGGAAGTTGAAAAAGGACACTCGTGTCTAAATCTAAAATGTTTTCGGTTTTCATACAGGTTTTTTCATTTCGTTTCTGAACTCCGTAAGTTCTTTGTTTAGACATTCAATCTGTTTTTCGTATCCGTCAATCTTATCCTTGAGTTCCTTGATTTCTTGTTTGAGGTCTTGGATAGTTTGACTATAAACTTCTAAAATCTCTTTTACATTCTGAATGACGATACTATCGGTTTCTGCATTATTTTTTCTTGAACCCCAAAAATACCCCGCTAATGTTCCAACGAGTGTGAGGACTGCTTGAATCAAATATTCCATATCTATAAATATAGGTCATTTCTCATTCCCCTATTGTTTTTTCTTGTTGGTTTCTCCTTACCATATTGTTTTAGTTTTGCCTCATACCAAGCTTCCGCATTTGGATACTTATAAAACCCTATTGCGGTGAGTATCTCCTTTACAGATTCCTCCTCACTATCTATTCGTGTTTTAGTGGATTTACAAGCACGACAACCACTACACATCAAGCAGTTTCCATACGCATCAACATAGTTTTTACAACCTCTAAATCTTTCTTTGGGAAGCCAAATCTCACACTCACTACACTCATACTCCCAATCACCATTCTCGTTTATTCGTTTTCTACGAAC